GCTTCCGCATTCAACCTATCTGGTTTGACAGAACTAAGACTGGGTTCATTGGGTGGACAAATTGGTGAAGCGATCTCTGAGTTCTCATCTGATGAGACTATGAGTGGTAACTCCAACAATGCAACTCCAACTGAATTTGCAGTTGTTGGTTACATAACTCGTGGAAACATGGGTACTGATCAGATGGTTCCTCCTAAGGGTACTACAGGTCAGCGTCCAGCAATTCCAATCCTTGGTGGTCTACGTTACAACACAACAATTGCTGCCTTTGAATCTTACAATGGTTCTGCTTGGGTTCCACTAGGAGGTCTACAGAACGTTGATGTAAACACAACTTATACTGCTGCTGCATTCCAGTGTTGCTGGTGTAAGACAAACGGTGGTGGATTTACAATTACTCTACCTGGTTCACCTAATAAGGGTGATACCATTAGGTTCTTCGATTGTGACAATACATTCGATACTAACAACCTAACGGTTGGTAGAAACGGCAAACCAATTATGGGTGATGCCGCAGACATGACTGTAACCACTGAGGGTGCTGCATTCGATCTTGTATTCTACGATAACACTTCAGGTTGGAGAGTATTCACAGTTTAATAGGCAAGAACAAGGGGGATATGAATTCCCCCTTACTTTATATGATGATTTAATAAATAATAAGGATTCGGCAATCAAATGGCAACTTACGGAAGTTACAAAAAAGTAATTAGTGGGCAGATCGTAGATGGATCTGTTCCTAGCTCTGCTTTGGGTGCTGGTACTGGTTATGCCTACAACGTCTTCCATGTATTCGGTCAGCAATGTCACTGTACGTCTGGTTGTTGTTGTTTATGGACAGTACCTGACGGAGTAAAAAGAGTAACCTTTGAACTTTGGGGTTCAGGGGGTAATGGACATGGATCATGTTCCTGTAACAGATGTCATCACTATCAAGGTGCTGGCGGTGGTTTTTACAATAGTAAAACTATTAGTACAACTGCAGGATGTGCTTACTCTATATGTGCTGCTGGTGTATACCGCTGCTTAAGTAGAGAATGTACTGGAGAAAATGGATGTGCTTCTTATGTTAATGGTTACAACTTAAGTAACTTCTGTGCTATTGGTGGTGCTCGTGGAAGATCAAATACATCCTGGGAAACTGGATGTTATTCTGAATGGGAGTGCTGCATAGGTCCAACATCTAATAATGGTGACTTTGGAATGGGTAACCACAGAGGACACTGGGGTGGATCTATATTCTGTCACTGTAACTGGGTTAATAGTTGTACAACTAATGCTCCGTTCCTTGCTGGTGGATCAGGATCTTCACAACAAGTTGTTAACTGTTGGGTACGTTGTGGATGCTGGTATTCACCTTATGGACAAGGTGGACAGGGTTCCATGACTACATATTGCGAACGCTGTTGTGGTCAAGGTGGAACAGGCGGTGGTGGAGTCGTCAAAATTACATACACATAAGGAAGTAGGAACCAATGGCAACTTATGCAAGCTATAAAAAATTAACGGGTGAAGAACTAGCAGATGGTTCAGTAGATGGAGCAGATTTAGCGGCTCCTCTTAATACTACCTATGGGGTTAAGTGGTTTTACGGATCTCCTGGTCAGTGTACTGCTGGATGTTGCTGTCTTTGGACAGTACCAAGTGGAGTAAAGAAACTTCATCTTCAGATTTGGGGTGCAGGTGGTAATGGACACGGTGCTTGTTCTTGTAACAGGTGTCATCATTACATGGGTTCATCTGGTGGATTTTATAATACAAAAACTATTGATACGGCAGGTGGATGTACATATTCAGTCTGTGCTGCAGGTGTTTATCGTTGCTTAAGTAGAGAATGTAATGGATGTAGAGGATGCTCATCATATGTAAATGGGTATAATCTTTCTAACTTCTGTGCTATTGGTGGAAGAAGGGGAGAATCACAAACATCATGGAACACTAGTTGTTTCTCACAATGGTGTTGCTGCATGAATCCAGGCAACAACGGTGGTGACTGGATGCAAGGAACTCATACTCCTCATTGGGACGCTGCTGAATTTGTTTATGATAGAGGATTCTGTCATTGCTATAACAGATCAGGTTATACTGGTGGTGCAGCATTGATCGGAACAGTAAACCAACAATCTATGAGAGGATGTTGGATGCGTTGCGGTTGCTGGACAGTTCCATATGGTAATGGTGGACAGGGTGCTATGACTACTTACTGCGAACGCTGTTGTGGTCAGGGTGGTACTGGTGGCGGTGGACTCGTCAAGATTACATACTTCTAAGGATTAAAAAATGGCACAGTATTCAAGTTATAAAAAGGTTAGTGGAGCTACATTACCTGCTGGTAGTGTTACTCCCGCAAAACTAGCTGCCACTGGATTGGATACGTGGAATGTTAAATGGGTTTATGGTAATCCAGTTCCATGTACTACAGGTTGCTGCTGTCTTTGGACAGTACCTACAGGAGTAAGACGAATTACTTTTGAAATGTGGGGTGCTGGAGGTAATGGTACAGGTGCTTGCTCTTGTAACCGTTGTCAGACTTATGTTGGTGCTCAAGGTGGATATTATAATACAAAAACTATTGATACTGTTGCAGGATGTCAATATACTGTATGTGCTGCTGGTGTATACCGTTGTTACTCAAGAGAGTGTACAGGGTGTTGTGGATGTATGTCATATGTAAATGGATATAACTTAAGTAACTTCTGTGCTATTGGTGGTAGAGGAGGATGTGCTCAGGGTGACTGGTCATACGGTTGCTTCTCTGATAATGCTTGTTGCAGATCTCCAGGACAAAATGGTGGAGACTTTGGAATGGGTAATATGCCTGGTGGATTCTGGAACCCTAAAGGTTGGTTCTGTCATTGCCACGGTAGATATAGTATTCCTACTGCTGCTCCATTCATTGGAACTAATGTGTTCCAACAGAATAACTTCTGCTGGATGCGTTGTGGTTGCTGGACTGTTCCTTACGGACATGGTGGACAGAATGCGATGACCAACTATTGTGACCGCTGTTGTGGTCAGGGTGGTACTGGTGGACCAGGACTTGTCAAGATTACATACGTTTGATATAATAAATTTAGTTTTATATTTAAAGGAGGGTTACTACCCTCCTTTTTTAATGTTTTATTTTATAAATAATACCGATGGTGTTATCCAGGACAAAATAACCGAAAGGAATTATGGCTACTAACATAAGTGTCGAATACGACCTACCTCTACCAAATGAATTCTTGGTAGACCATGCTTTTACCGATGGTAAAACACGCAAAGCAACATACGATGGACCAGATAAGATTTGGTTACAAATCGGTGCAGACGGAACAGAAAAAGCTGGACCTCTATGTGAAGATGACATATTAGATGGTCGTCCAATGCCAGCAGACGTAGTTGAGTGGAAGGAAGTTGATTGTGCAACTAACCCACTTATATGTCAGTTGAGAGGAATGCCTATTGACGAGAAGGAAGAAGAGTATACTGATAGCGTTATCTTCTCAGGAACTCCTGCAATATCTGGATATCCACAGTTCTCATATGGTACACCTATAATGCCAGGTGACATCTATGATAGTGATAGTGTTAAAGTTGTAAGTGGTAACATTACTGTTCAACCTTATACTCCAGTAGGTAAACTACTTGATAGAGAAGCTGATCTTACTTGGGATGATATTAGGAAGCATAGAAACAATGCTCTTCAAGCAACTGATGGTAAGGTTACAGAGGATATGCCAGCAGATCTTAAAGCTAAGTGGAAGGAGTATCGTGAGAAATTGAGAAATTTCCCTGCTACAATGGCAGCAGGAAGTGTTACACCTAACGCAGCATTTTATATGATGCCTAACTCACCTGATGATGAAGTATCTCCAACTAATGGTGGTAGCTTTATCAACTAATTGATTTTTAAAACTTAATTTTGTTATGACCTATAAGGTATATAAATTTGACTACATAAAAGAAAATCAACCAGAGATTATAAAGGTGGCATCTGATTGTCACCGTGCTCTGATGGAAGATGGATTTGGAGACACTACATGGAGTTATTACTTGTATAACTTCTTCAGTGTTACCAGTCCATCTTCTCATTTTCTAGAGATTTATAAGAAGTTAACTGGTATAATTAGAGAGAATCTTCCTGATGAAGATGTTATATGGTTTCAAGCATGGTTAAATTATCATGACCATGATCAGGTTTTAGATTGGCACAATCATTCCTCACCTTGGCATGGGTATGTTGCATTAGAACCACAGGATACTACAACTGAATTTGAGGATTGGGAGATAAAGAATGAGACTGGTAATATATATTTCGGTAGAGGTAATGTTCGTCATAGGGTAGTAAATAATTCACACTACTCTGGTAAGAGACTTACTATTGGGTATGATGCTATACCTGGAAGTGAACTTAATTCTACCAATGCGACTAAGCAATATGGGCAGATTCCCTTGCTTTAGTTGACTTAATGCCCTATAATAAGGGGATAAATAGAGCAGAGATTATTATTCTTTGGAGTATATGCGATGAGATCGAAGGCGTTTTTTGTTAATGGTGGAGCTGGCAGAGTGATTTGCTCCATACCTGCGTTTGAAAAGTATGCAGAAACACATGATGATTTTATCATTGTTTGTGAAGGAGGCACTGACTTTTTTAAAGGTCACCCAACATTAGATGGTAAAGTATATGATAACTGGCATAAAGGATTATTTCAAAAGGAATTAATAAACCGTGACATAGTATCCACAGAACCATATAGAGTCTGGGAATATTATAATCAGAAGTGTAGTCTTGCACAGGCATATGATATTCAAATTAATGAGTTAGATGAACCAAGAGAACTTCCAGTTCCTACAATTGAACTGGCAAAGATGGAAGCAATCCAAGGGTTCCAAGCAGTAGAAGAAGTAAAGCAGGGTACAGGTAAAGATAAAGTAATTGTTATTCAACCCTTCGGTAGATCAGTTGAGCAGGTTGGTGATGATTTTATTGCTGATATTACATCACGTAGTTTTCCTTTGAATGCTATTGT